ACAATCGTGAAATGTTCGAACGACGCTGAAGAAATTCCCATACAAATATAGGTGATATAAGTAATATATCTATTATATATAGATATGAGATTTGAGAAATTCTTTCATACTGAAAGTGGTAAAATAATAATTTCAGTACTATTGGGTTTAGGATTAGCCACATTATTTAGAAAAGGATGTACTGGCAAAAATTGTATAGAGTTTAAAGCGCCTACTTTAGAGAACATAAAGAAAAAGATATACAAATATGGAAATAATTGTTTCAAATATGAAACAGAGACGAATGTTTGTGATGATAGCAAGAAATCCATAAATTTTGCGTAATTATTGCTATCTATCAATCTTAACAGTATATTAGATTATGTCCGACACTACTAATTTAGCCGATTTACCCACGGATCCAGTTTCTGGAGGAGGAGATGGACAAAATGTTGTCCTACAAACAACGGATAGAAACACTACATATAATCCGAATAATGTAGCACCTCAGTCTAATAACGGACAATCTGCGATTAACGAACAAAAAGTTATGAACGAATTGGTCACTGGAATTCAACAAGCAGTCGCCAGTGGTGCTACTGGATTACCATCACGAGACATACCTACAAACACGGTTCATTTTGTCGACGCACAAGTGAAACCTAATTATGTTCCTCAAACGGAACAGCATGATTATATTCAAAATACGGATACGGAGCAAGAAATATTGGCAAGAAGAATGAAAAACCAAAATTCTCGTGATTCGCTCGAAATATTATATGATGAATTCCAAATCCCTATCATAATCGGGTTGTTGTATTTTATCTTCCAATTGCCAATTGTTCGAAGTAAAGTATTGGCAATGTTGCCTGCGTTATTTAATAAGGATGGTAACCCAAATTTAAGTGGTTATATCATCAATAGTTTGTTTTTTGGTATATGTTATTATGTCATTTCTAAATTATTGACACATTTACAACATGTATAAGCGCACGATGACGTAAGCGTAAAGCACTTGTAACATAGTAAACAAAATAAAACAAAATAAAATTGAATGCTAATATGTAAAATCTATAAATTACATATTAGTTACAGTACGGATAAATCTACTTACTCTACAATAATGAGCGCAAATATGTGTAAATCTGATTACATTATGGTTCGTGATGCTATGAATGTAATCATTGAATTAAATGTAGTTAATTTTGTGAAGGATTTCGATAATGAAAAAGGGTTTATATTCTCTGATGATAGACGAATTAATATGATTGGTCATGCTTTAGACCATCAATGTCATAGTGGAGCGTCGTTTGCTTATACACTACGACTGTGTCAGTATTATTTTAAACATCCTGGCGAATGGAAGCAAATTCAAAAAATTCATGAACCGGAACTACATGTTGAAGAAGAATTGGCATTAGATAATACGGAAAACGATATGTTTTTCGAACAATGCGGTTAAGAAAATGAGAAAAAAGATAAAACAAAAAATAATAAAAACGAATAAAAAATAAAGAAAAATAAAGAAAAATAAACAACACCCAACCAACACCCAATCCAATCCAACCCGCATCAACTCAAATTTTCTTTATGTGTTGAATATTTGATATGCTCTTAAAATACTCAACTAGTGGATCATTCTTATAGTCAGCCACATAATAAATATTTTTTATTCCGGCAGCGCATAGCATTTTCATACAATTTACACATGGATAATGAGTGATATACGCATCGCACTCATCGCTACTAACGCCTCGTTTAGCACAATCAGTAATAGCATTTTGTTCAGCATGAACCGTTGCTTGTTCGTGATCTTCTACCACTTTAGATTCATGTGGAGCTCCCGGCAAAAATCCATTATAGCCTTGCGAAATAATACGATTATCTTTAACTAGCAAACATCCGACCTTTAATCGCTCACACGGAGATCGTGTAGCCGTATATTCCGCTATTGTTTTAAAATATTCTTGCCATGATGGACGTTGTTGATTGGACATATAATGTAAGTAAATATTTTGAAAAACTAATATAAACTAAAATTAACAATAGGTTCCATGGCATTAAATACATTTATAAATACGTTAATTGAAAATATACCAGAAAAAAATCTGCCACCAGAAATAGATTTAGTCTTGGATGGAGGCGCATTCAATGGTGTATACATGTTAGGAGGTCTATTTTATATTAAAGAATTGGAGTCTAGAGAGAAATTAAAGATAAAACGAGTCTCTGGATGTAGTATAGGAGCGATATTAGGTATATTATTTTTACTAAATAAGATGGACATATCGATAGAAATATGTAATAGTAGTTATAAATATCTGAGGCGTCATCAAGACCTTAAAAAGGTCGTCGTCTTGTTTAAGAAGATTCTCAATGAAGTTGTAAAAGACGAAGATCTGGGTCTTATTAATAATCGTTTCTATCTCACTTATTTTGACACAATAAAAGGGAAACAAATTATTAAGAAAAGATACAAGAGTAAGAGTGAATTAATCGATAATATAATTAAATCTCTCTACGTACCTTATTTAATAGATAGAAAGCCTACAGATGACGATGGTTGTATTGATGGTGCATTTCCATATATGTTCAAGTCTAGAGAAAATAAGCGCAAGGTATTGTTTTTAAATCTACAAAGCTTTGACAAAATTAAAAAAATGATTTTTATAAAAAACGAGAAGAATATTTATCCTAGATTATTGGAAGGTTTGATGGACACACATCGATTTTTTGAAACTAGTAAGAGTAATAATATGTGTAGTTATGTAAACGACTGGAACATAATTGATATATTATTTTTTAGATTGAGAGAAATAATATACGTAATTCTATTTTACATATTCAGAGTGGGATTACATATTGATAATTTATTACCAGCTAGTTGGAAAAAGGACACATTTATTCAACAGCATATATCAGTGTTTAAATATATATGGAGAGATATTATGATATATTTAACAATATGATTATATAATTCACCAGATAATCTTTTAAATTTCTAAAAAAGACCGAATAGACCCTTTTTGCCCTTATTTTTTTTCGTTTTCGCCATCGGTCTCTTTGTCTTTTTCCAAGTGACCGTCTTTTTCATCTTTACTGGTTTTGATTCAGCATCTTTTTCTTGCTCTTTGTCAGCATCCTTTTCTTGCTCTTTGTCAGCATCTTTTTTTTGCTCCTTACCAGCCCCCATTTCCGCATCTTTTTCCGAATTCTTTGCCGCCTTATCCATTTTATCTTCAAATGGGATATAACGCAAAAACCACGATTCATAATCCTTTGAATTTCGCTTTCCCTTTAATTCAGTATATTTTTTGGCCTTTGTATTCCTCATAGACTCTAATGTTTCTTGTTCACCATAACAATTCACACTAAATCGTTTCAACAACCCTTTTTGTTCGAGTCTATTTTTTTGTTGAACATCGAACAAATATTGTGCCATACATAAAATGCGATTTTCATCATAATATTCGCGACCACTATAGAAAAAGGCAAAATACAAACTCAACATGGTATCAATGGTAGCTACACGAACCGTTTTATTTCCGCGTTTAATAATGTTATAACTATGACACGCGAGTGGTTTATATATAAAGGCAACCGTTTCATCAATATTGTTTATCTTCACTCTGACTTCATAATGGGGAGCGACGAGTTCTCCAATACCATCATGTTTTACGATTTTAATACCAGTATAGTCAAAATCTTGTAAGCGTTCTTTCAACATACTGGCGGCTTGTTCTGGTTCCTCGGATAGGACATCAAAGTCGGGTGTTTTTTGAAATAGTTTTTTTTGTCTGGCCGGCATATACTCCGAATATAAGAAACTAGCATAACCGCCAAAAAAGACCAATCCTTGATCAATAAATGAATCGCGGACAGCATAATACAACTGTTCCTCTTTCTTAACATCAACCAACTCAAATTGTCGTTGAAATATTTTTGGATCGCATTGTTTTCCCTTTAAAGGATAGTTCTTGTTTAATAGAATAAGTCGTTTTAACACCTTTTCCCATCGACTGATATCGCCAGCCGGTCTTGATAATTCTAAATACATATTCATTCTGAGAAAATTAGGAGGACAATACAATATGCCGTAAACACGGATCCCTTCTTTTTGAACTCGCTTAAACAATGATTTGTCTAAATAAGTAATATCAGCGACCGGAATGAAATTCACATATACTTTGTAAGTTCCATGATGAACACCAGCCTTTGCCTCTACTTCTTGAAATCCGGCCTTATAATAAATATCAGCCAATTCTTTCGCATCATCCATTGCGTTCGGAGAATAGAAATCATAATCGGGTATTTCAATATTTTTATCATAAAACTGGTCGTCAATCGGAAGAATATTATTAATGGCAGTTCCTCCATAACAAACGAGTTTCTTCTTCTTGAGGAAATCTTCTAACATGGAAATAATTTGTTTCACGTCTGGATCACTGACCGTTTGTCTTCCCTTGCGTTTTTCAGCAATATCTATGGCATTTCTTAATATTTCAACTTCTTTTTCTTCTAATGTAACTTGCTTTTTACAATTAGCCATGTAAAGATATATATAATCAGTATAAAAAATTATTATATATATGAATTTGCTATTTGTATTTGTATTGAGGTAAGGAAGTCTAAACACTAATAGAATAGTAATCAGTTGCCACAGTGCGTGTAGTATAAGAATTCGCCGGATTTTGTGGCGTTGGGTCAGGTATAGTGACTGGAACAAAACGTAAATGCTCCGGCTTTAAAACAAACGCGTGACCAACCTCATCAAAGAATAAACTATAGTATTCCATATTTGAGTCAAAGTTTTGGAAACTCATGCCTACCCATTGACATCCATATTTGAAGTTTAGCGCGGCCGGCACATTATTATTATAGGCACTGAGGTCAGGCATAGTTAGATTCATATTCTTTTTATTGTATTCAATCAATTCATTTGAATCCGGTGCATTGACTACATCGTATTGGCGAGTAGCCCTTAAAAATATAGAATTAGAGGCAATGTTGACATATTCTTGAAGGGGCGTATTTTCAAACATAGGATTTGATCGGTCGACCGAAATGATAATTTTACTAGTAAACTCTTTTAATGGAACGGATCCTAAATTATTGCCATTATATTGGTAACTGTATTCTTTGGATAATAACCTAGAATGAAATGTGGAATAGATAATATCGGCCATCTTCTTATAAATTTTGTCGTTATTACTGGAAATACGAAAATGTAAAATTAATGGGTCATTTGGATTAGGGCATGATCCACCACTAAAGGCATAATTATTAACCGTTTGTAGAGCTTCATCAAATGCGATTTGATTATATGTTTGTTTTACATGGTTATTATCAACAGCCGATGTAGCTACAACTGGTTCGTCCTTAACCGAATAAATTTCAAAATCTAGAACACGAGCACCTTGCGCAATACATGTTTTTAAAGCACATACATTCACATAATCATTCTTAAATTGTCCGCCACAACAGCAATTGTATGCGGTTTTTACATAATAATCGCGTAATAAATATTTATATGTGGCATCATCTGGATTATAAGAAGAGATGAGTGGGAAAGAAGGGTACAATTTTCCTAGTGTATCGCAATTGTTTTTATTAAGACGCATTTTACCAAGAGTATATGTAGTGATACCAATTATCAATACGACGATTACTGCGTAAACAACATATTTTATG